AATCTAAAACTTTAGTTTCTGTATCTAAGCACGGCACCATTACTATCTGCTTTTACAAATAAATTAGAATTGTTTTTAACCTTATCTCTATTGTCACCTTCTAATTTATACTACACGTTCCCTGTTTCTTCTTCTCTAAAAAATATATTAGAATAAACTGTTCTTTGTCCTGTCTTGGATTCTTTAATAACAAACTTATATTTTGTTGCCCAATAAGGAGGGTAATTATTTAATCGTACTCTTATATTGTTTTTTGTTACTGAATTTTCGCAAGGAACAAAAACGGTATTATCAGTATCTACTAATGCAGTTGTACTTCTACCGTAATCATCCATATATACAATTCCAATTTCATAATCTCTATTACTATGAAGACTTTCTTTTGTTGAATCCAATGAATAAAGGCCTGTTACTTCAGTTGCTTGTAAATACTCATAAGCATAATTCCCTGGATTAGATATTTCTTCAAACCTAAGAGCAGGAACAGTAATTCCAATAATATTACTTCCTATGTTGGCTTCTATAGCAAAACCTTGCCCTGGTCCTGATATTCCAAAATTATTATAAGTCCAATTGTTTTTAGCTACAATCCCACAGTTAAAGACATCAGTAACAGAATTTCCATCAGAACAATCAACAATAGGCTGAAAAGAAGATATAGCATCTACAAATTCAGGGCTAGTGGCTAAATCAAAAATACTAGAATAATTTTCTTGAATATTAAATAAAAAAGTAAAATTAAATCCATTTTCAGGTTGACTTCCATCGTCATACGAAGGGTCTCCGCTATATTTACTGCTACTATAATTAAAATCAATTCCTATTTGAGCCCCTGGAATTAAATCAACATTTCCAAAGTTTATTTGAACAAATGCATTTTCTACTACTACAATAGGATCTATGGTATAGTTAAATACACTTCGAAGTCCTTCAAGTTCCTCATTTACTAAAGACTCTGTTATTAAAGATAAATTATAATCTAAATAAATTTTTTGACCACTTTCATTTACAACATCATATCCATCAACATAATTACCAAGCATTAATCTATTTCCCATAATAGTTAAAGATTGGGCTAGTCTAGGAACATTATCATAAAGTCTTAATAATTGTTCTTCAGGAAGAGCTGTATATATTTTTTTATTTGTAAACTGAATAGTTTGCGTAGTATTATCAATCCATCCTTGGTCAACTTTATTATATCTTTCAATTACATTTACCGATTGACTTGTTGAGAATTTAAATAAAACATCAACATCTTTTACATTTCTACCTCCAACATCAAATGAAATATTAACACTATTAAAAATGTTTTTCATTCCATCATTATTAAATGTATCGTAGTTTATTTTAAATGGGCCTGGAATAAATGATGTTTTTGTAAATGGAGATATAGCAGAGTATTCTCCATCTTCATATTGCCATCTATATGCAAAACTTAAAAATAAGTCATCCATGTAATTTTCATCACCAGCAATTTGAATTTGATTTAATACAGGAGCATTTAATGGAGGAGCCAATATTACTCCTATGTCTTGTTCTGTTAATTGATCTACTCCATTTATTGGGTCTAAGTAACTCCTATTTATATTTATTTTTCTAGGAGGATTTAAGTTGTCTGTAAAAAACAATAAATCTCCAATTAAATCTATTCCATTAATTAAAAAGTCTTTGCTAAAATTTAATACAGAAGTTGATATAACGTGATAAAATAATACCGAGGTTTGAATGTTAAAAGAAACAATCATATCTACTTTTTCAGTTGGAGATAGTAAATTTCCTTGATCATGTACAAACCAAAAAATTGTTTCATTAGCTCCATCTTCATAAGCTCCAATACATCTTGCGTTAGAAGTTAAAGGAAGATTTAAAAAAGTTAGTTCAACTAAAAGACTGTTTCCTTTTGAGTTTTCTACCGCTCCTATTTCAGTCCCTTCAGTAGAGCCTAGTCTAACATTTAAAGCGTCTATGTATTCTCCTTGAGGAACTAAACGCTCGTCAACGGATTTATTCATTCGACCTTTTATAAAGTTCTTTTGAATTTTAGCCATATTATTTTATCCACTTGTTTTGACCTCTTAGGTTCATTAATAATCGCCCTGGATGTATATTACTCAATCTTATTTTTGCGTTTCTAAGAAGAGCTGATTTTTCTTTTTTAGTTCTGTTTATGATATACTCCTGTATACCAAATTTACTTGAAAGTATTACATGTTTTATGTAAGCATAAATAAACTCTTCAAATAATTTATTTACACTTATGTCTTGATTTTCTCCGTTCTCCATTCCGTCTGAAACATATTCTAAAACAACTAACTCTCCTGACATATCAGAACTAAAATTAATTACTCCTGATTTTTTATTTATTTTAAATGTAGGATTTTGATTTGCAGTTTCGGTGTTTAAACCATATCTGCCTCCAATAGGATATTCAAAATACCAAATACCATTATAAAAGTAACCTTCTTGACCATCATAAGGACTTTCTGCATTTAAATATATTGTTCTATTACTTCCTGTAATTCTATCAATATCTACCGTGGAAAACTCAGGCTTTAAAACATTTCCATCTTGGTCAAATAGTATTTTGTAATTATTATCTTGAAGATATGCACTGCTCCAATTTGTTTGAATATTTTCAGTTAAAGGAAATAAAGTTCCATTTTTATACATTGATATTCTAACCCAATTTACATAATCACTTGGAAGAATAAATCTTAAAGAGTCATCAACTGCTAGCTCTAATATTTTAATCTCTTTTAACGAGTCATAATTTAATTCTTGTATTGCTCGTTTTGCGTGAAATAAAATATTATATCTTTCAACATTATTTATTAGTTTGTCATTTCCAACATACATAAGTTGAAAATTGTTAACTATATTTTTTAATGACACATATTGATAAGAACCCCAATTAGCATTTTCAGGATTATTTCCGTCATTTTCGTAATACTGATACTGTGTTAAATATGCCATGTCTTATCCTTGTTGTGTGTTTTCTATTTTTTCTTCTGCTTGACCAAATTGAACTAATGGTATCTCTCTTATTGACATGCCTGCATATTGAAGTATTTTGTTTACTAAATTCACTTGATCAGATAATGGTAATTCAAAATCTTGATAATCAGATGCTGATTGGTCAAAAACAGGTTCTCCTTGGTTTAATGAAACATAAGTCCAATTAGGAGCTTCTGGATATCTTATGTATTGTATCTCTACATCTTGAGTTGTATCTGGGTATAAAGTAACTGTATTTGCCTCAAGCGTATATGCTGGAAACATTTTAGACGGAGCTGTTAGTTGAGAAGCATTTAATGAAAGTATCTTACTTTGACTAACTCTTTCTATCTCTGTATTGTCAGGAGTAAAATAAATTTTATTAATCAAATAATAATTGTCTGGTAAGTTAAATTGAGAAGACGTGGTGCCATAACCTAAAGTTTGTGAAAAACTATCTACAACCTCTACAAGTCCTTTTACAATATCAGCATATCCACTTCCTGAAACTCTAGCATTTTGTTTTACAATCCAATTATTGTATTGATAAAAATAATCTTCAAATATATCTAATTGAGCTTGTTTTGCGTAAAGATTAAAATCACTAGGAGTTATATATCCGTAATTATTTTTGTTTGCAATAGAAAGAACAGTTGCTCTTACTGTATTTATAATAGATGCCATTTAAAACCTTTTCACAAATATACAAAAAAAAAGAGGCTTCAAAATTTGAAGCCTCTAACATGAAAACAACTTACCCCCTAATTTAAGTCATTAATCATACAAATGTACAATAAATAAATAAAAATTAAGATAAATTTTAAATAATTAATCTATTTTAGTTTCAAGTATTCTTAAAACCTCTAACCCTTCGTCACTTTGAAGGAATGATGCCAATATAAATAAAGGATCTTCTCCGTAGGGAACAGTTAGTAGTTTGCTATTAATCTAATTTTGAATCTAATATCCTTAAAACCTCTAAACCTTCATCACTTTGAAGGAAAGAAGCTAATATAAATAATGGGTCTTCTCCATAAGGGACAGTTAATAATTTATTTTTATTACCTGTTATATTATAATAAACATCTTTTTTGTTTTTAAGAACTAAAATGTTTTCGCTAAAAAATTTAGCACATTTATTCTGAAGTCTTAATAATGGATCATTTAAAGCTTCCATAAAGTCATTAGG